CCATTTCAGTCACCAGTACAGAGTTCAACGGCGTATAGATCTGCTTGAAATCCGGAATCTCCTTGAGCTTCTCGGCAATTTCTCCACGTACTGCAAAAAAGTCAGACACCTATATGCCTCCCGATAATATTAAGGATCTCTTCATCATCATCCTGATTGATGCCCAGAAAGGTACGAGAAGGGATATTGACCTGTTTCACTTTCCTGAACTGGCCACCCACCGCAAAGGTTAAGTACTCCGCCGTTTTAGGCAGAATGGTTGCACCAAAATGAAAGACATGGGCGTACATTTTGTTTGAACCCCACTCAACACCATCAGGGCGCAGGTTATAGTGCAATTCATTCATTAATTCACCCGTATCACGGCCTGTTTGACCATTTTGCATCCGGGCCCGCCATGACTGTTTCCATGGATTACCATCTACATCATGCTGACCGATAAACCGGTCTTGAGTGGAATGAACCCCATAGCCGCCAATCTCGACAAACATATCCTCCTTTCTGCTGTCGAAATCGGCCATATGCTGCAGTACTGCCATTACGGCAGATTCATTGTCAGGACGAATTGTTATAGCAAAAGCCATACCTCCTCCTTATTTAAATGAAGGCATCTTGTCTAGCGTTTCATCACCAAACACGCCTCCTACATAACTGGTTCCGATGGGCATTGTGGTAGGCCGGCCCTTGGGCTGATCATCTACAATTTCATTGGTTGCGGTCTGAATCTGTAGATGTGCTTTTTCATCTTGTACCCGTTCAAGAAATTTAATCGCATCTTTATAACGGTTACGTACTTCTTCAGTGGGTTGCTGGTAATAAAGCCGGTAACGGGCAATATCACAGGCCATGCGGTTCAGATTACTGGGCACATTGGGAAGAGGCAGAGGATAACGACCACCGATATAACCGTTAATCTCTTCTGCCGCATCCTGAAGCGCTTCATTGATAGAAACTGCTGCATCTGCATGCATCAGCTTTAGTTCTTCAATGTCATCAGCAAACCGCTTCACCATGTCTGCTTCTGTTGCGTACATAGATCACCTTACTTGGCTGCATCAGCACCCTGTTCAGCTGGCTTGTCACTAGTCTTAGACTTAGACGCTGACTTGGCCTTTTCAAGCTCAGCCACCTTTGCTTTAAGCTCAGCAACTTCCTGCTCAGCTTTAGCTTTGTCATCTGCTAAGGTTTTATTAGCCGTTGTCAGCTCTGCATTAGCCTTTTCAAGCTCAGCCAAACGTGCAGCGGCACCATCTGCTTTAGGCTCTTCCGGCTCCTGATATTCTTCAATAGCCCGAGATGCTAAAAGGGCCTGAAGTTGTTTAGCTTCAAGCCCTTCTATTTCCTGACCTGGACGGAAATGTCCGATCGACTGTCTTGCAATATACTTTGGCATTGAGTTCTCCTTATACAAAGCCACGACCACCCACTAAACCGTTCTTGTTGTTTGGAACAGCCAGTGGAGAGGATTCAGCGAGTAATTGAATGCTTGAAGGATTCTTTTCTTGCCATTGGCTTAAATAGAACTCTAGAGCCTGACCGAATGCTTCAACGTTTTGCAATGCACAATGTGCGATCCAGCCATTGGCGTCGGCAACCAGACCAAAGAAGTCTTCAGGGATAAAGCGTTCGGTACTACCCCCCATACTATGCTTAGCGTCATAGGTCCAGATTTCGATATTGTCCACTGTGCCTCGGAATTGTGGCTTATCAGATTGATCAAAGGTTGGAGTGAGCGGCACACTGATCCCTTTATACGGTGTAATGAATTTCTCATTAAACTCAGGATCTTTAGTTAATGTGTTGTACACCTTAGAAGTGGTTAATGCCATGATTGGTGATGTACCTGAATGTTCAACAGCCAAGTCAATCATCGCCTGAATATCCTTAACCGGTGTGGCTCCTGCTTGTCCCCATTTAATTAGAGGTGTGAAGTTACAGGCCGGGTTCCGCTCATAATCCACTTCGTACATCGGGAAATCTGCTGAGGCAAAAGTAGTCTTACCATATAGCAGTACATCACGGGCAATCAGCAGCTTCCGGTTTTCAATAGATTGACGCAGGTACAGAGCCTTTTGTGCCTGGTCGATTAACAGCAAGTCTGCATCAGACAATCGATTTGAACCTGTAGCAATCACACCATAACGGCGTAGCTGTGAAATCAGTGCCGTATTTTGTACTTCGCTTGGCATCACCGTCATCATCGGTTTTAAATAAGCCGGTTTAACGAATTTAACGTTACCAGACTCACCTACCTTGATCTGTCGGCCAGCTGCTGTCGGAGTGACAAAAGGTGCAAGTGGGGTTGCGGTGTTCAGCTCACCTACAGGGACTTCCTTCTTGGTATAAGAAACACGCTGAGGAAAAAACCGGTCCATCAACCAGGTATCCACCTTTTGAGTAGTATCAGTCAGCAGCACCAGCTGTGGTACATCCAGCAACTCAATGGGTGCATTTTGAAATGTAAAAGTTTGACTCATGTCTTAGTTCCCTACCACTTTACGAAGTTCAATTTTATTTTTTAATCCCTGTGCTCGCACAGCATCCATCTGCCCTGTTGCAAGCGCCTCACCTTTGACTGTAACAACAGCCACATCAAAGGCACCTTGTACATAGATCGGCATTTCGAGATTATGATTGGCATGGTAGGTCGACTGCTCTGCACTCATGTCTGCCAGTGCAATCGCATTCCACTCACCTACTACGTTTTCAGTTACCGTCGGATGATCTGCTACATTGTTGGCATCGACGTATAATAAATCCCCACGTAAATAGATGACTCCTGTTTTAGGTTTGGCATTCTCGGTACGAATACCATCACCGACCACCAACTGTTTATTTTCAATAGTTCCAGTTATGACTTGGCTCATGATTTAGTCCCCTGTTGTTGTGCTGCGGCAAACTGGTTAAATGCCTGGTCCAGTGCTGAACCTTGTGGAGCCTGTCCACCTTGCCCAGGATTAGCTTGATGGCTAAACAAGTGAGCAAATGCTGGATTTACACCTGGTGTTTGTTGTTGCTGTTGTCCAGCTGGTGGTTGTTGATTGCCTGCCGAGAATTGGCGAAGCTGTTTAGCCGTGAAGGTGAAAACCGAATCATCCATATTGGTATAAGCCGTTTTGTCTTCAGCACTGAACTGTGTTTTCAGCTCAGTTTCTAAAGCTGCAATTTCATCAGAACGCTTTTGTGCTTTGAATTGCTTGAGTTCAGCTAGTGCATTATCGCGCTCAGTTTCAGCCTGCTTTTGAGCAGCCTGTGCTTTTTCTAATTCGGTCACGTCTGTGTCCTCTTCTGGTGGTTGATTGGAGTTAGGTTTGCCTGAGAAGGCTTTGATTGATGTGTTCCGATCAGCACCGGTAGAGCAGATCGTGAATTCACGAATACGGTTGTTACGAAAAACGGCGATAGGTCCGGTAAATGATTGACCATTAACCACAACAGTCTGGCCTGTATTTACCTCTTCAACTGAGCCTGGATCAATGAACATAGACATTTGAAATGGAAACTCGTCATCAGAGTCCTGAACAATTTCCTTGGCCCGTTCATTAGTCAGGAAGTGTCCTTCTACATCGATCTTTCCATTGGTATCGACTTTTTTAACTACGCCGATACGATTAGAGCCGAAGTGCTCTTCCAGTAATGCAGTAGGTGAATCAATTTCGATACCCTCAAGATCAAAGACCACCCCGGTACGGCCCCAATACCAGTGACCATCTACACGTCCACCGCTATACGCCGTACCTTTAAATGTACGCTTATCTCCCTCTTTGGCCTGAGGTACCTCAATGGCTGATGTATTAAATAGATATTTCAGCCGTTCTTCATTTGGATCTGGCATTTTTCATGCTCCATAAAAAAACCACCCCGAATGGAGTGGTCCAAATTAATTTCTGAAATCTAGTTAGTTAAGGCTTTCAGTGTATAAACCATCTGACCATTTACTATTTCCCTTGAAACTACCTGAAAAGATATGCCTAAGGGAAACAGTACGCCTTGCCCTGCATTTAGCTTATCCAGATCAATACCTAAACCTTTAGCATTCTCAATCTGAATCACGATATTTGAGCCAGAACCTGCAAGCAGTAACGGCGCATCCAGAGTAATGACCTTACCTACCTCCAATGATGCAGCGTAGGCTAGTGAAGCTGATCCGGTCACTGTCGCTGTACTATTCGATGCTACTGCCTGCAACCTGCCTAAATCCTCCTTCAACCAGCGTTTAAGCACTTCCTCAGCCAGAGTGACAGGGGGCTGCTTTAACTGCGCCGTAAGAGCTGAATCATTGCCTTGTACATAATCCAGGAAAGTCTTAATTGTACTTGGACGTATTTCCGGATCTAAAGGTAAAACTGTCTCAACAATGGTTTCAAATAGATCACGGCTCTGCTCATCCATTGGAGCAAATAAACTGGCCAGCTTTTTACTTGCCGTCCACTCGGCTTTGATGACCTCTTTCTGCTTCAGCAAAAATGCTTTATCCATGTCAGAATCCAGGATCTTCTGATCTACCAGACCAGATAGATCGCCATAGGTCATTGGACTAGTACTCCACCCCATTTCCTCAGCCACTTCCGGTAGCTGATCATCAGGTGTAATACCATATTTCAATGCCTGCTTCTCGGTTAAGGCAATCACTGTACAGCGACACATGAAGCCCCACGGCGGGTAATACATGAGCCAGAACGGATCATCGATATGACGAATAATCCGGTTCAATGCCAGGTGACTTGGACGGACCCGGCTATCATCGATAGCTGAATACATCAGGTATGGTCGTTTGTCTCTATTGCGTTGTTGCTGTTGCCAGCGTCCATGACTATACGCCGTCTGAATATTGCTCCTAAAAACATTCTTGAGATAAGGCTCACTTAGCTTGATTTCATTTTTAGCGACCACTTTCTTAAAGTCCTCAAATGTCGAGCCATCTGCAATAGCCTTGTTTACAGCGGCTATCACAGTCTGGATCTGTTCTATGCTCGATAAAAAACTGACCGTGGTGGCCAGTTGTCGTGTCTTGAGATCCAGAGAGTAAAACTCATCAGGCAGTACAATTTTACGAGACCGGGCAAACTGTAAGGCCTCTAAGAATGTGACTGGCTTCATTTCCCCTCACTTGCTGTCATATACCCCAGCACATCACCTGCATATAAAGCCCGTTCCAGATTCGCCGTGAACTGCGACTGATTAGCCTCAGGCATTAGCTGCATTAGATGAAAGGCCAGTTCTTCTGGTGTTCCACTCTTCTGCAGGAGCTCGTTTACCTGGGCATTGCTTAAGAGTTCGATATTGTGCTGTGCATCAGTCAGCTCTTCTACTTCCTGCTGTTCAGGTGAAAGTTTTCTGGCATTTGCTGCAAAACTAAAGGCTTTATGGGGTAAAGCCTTAAACTGCAGATCGGGTTGGTTCAAGTCAGTTACAGACTTTAGATCACCCTCTTGCAAGCCATACTCGCGAATAAAGTAGTCATCCGATAGATTTGCACCTGCATTTTTCAGGTGAACATCCCGTTCGGCCTGATCTTTATTAAGTGGTTTAGGCTTTTCACCTAGCATCACTTCATACTCACCCCAACCGTTTAAAGCGCATAACGCATTAACTACAGCTTGTAGTGTAGGAGTTACAAGTCGAATATCGGACTTGAGCTTATCCATCCGGACATTTTCATGTACTTGACCAAGGCTGTAACTTCCTTTCCCATCCGTACTACTGGTAAGCGTCTGCCCTAATACAACTTTCTGAATCTGGCGAATCAGCTGATTATTGAATGCTTCAAATGCTGCACCCGCTGAACCATTTGTTCCTGGTGCAGAGAGTATTTGCACATCATCCTCTATATCAATTGATAAGACACTTTGAGCATGGGCATTTAATAATGCTTTGCTCATATCATCCGTTTCAGTATCTTTACATTTACCCAGTAAGATCGGTGTGCCGAAACGTTCCAGAAATTTAGCCCAGAACTTAAAGCCGTTCTGCTTAAAGAAGAATAACCAGTAGAGAGTTGCTAGAAGTGCTTTTCCGTAAGGCTGCTCATAAGAGGCTTTACGACGTGTCAGGAAAAATTTGAATACCTGGTCTACCTCATGCTCACCGTTAATTCCATCCTGTCTATAAATCAAACGACCATCATTTTTAGGCTCAAACCACTGCATCGGCTTTTCACCAATCCACTGCAGGCCCACATAACCTTCGGGCTTAACTTCATAT